ATATAGATATTGCCTCACAAGGCTTGGGCCTTTTGCGTGCAGACACCATAGGCAGCTTTGATGATGGTACAAATGAGGCTGATATTTCAAAGCTTTATTACCCTGATTTTGCACAAGATATTTTGACCCGTTACCCTTGGTCGTTCGCCACAAAAAAACGTATGCTAAGTGGCACAGATTCCCCATTGAATGAATATAAGTATGCGCACATTATACCAGCAGAGTGCTTGCGTGTATGGGCCGTATATAACAGCGGTGCGGTAGGTGCTAAACCTATCAATAGCTTTGACATTGCAGCGCCTAATGGCGGGCGTGAGGTGCACAGTAATAATGAAAAGATTTGGATGGAGTACACCGTTTATACTGCCGAATCAAACTGGCCCGGTTATTTTACCCATTTTGCTATTCACGCATACGCTGCGCTGGTGGCTGGCCCTGTTACTGATGATGATGATTTGACTACAAAGATGCACCGACTCGCTTGGGGCACACCAGACCAAGGTGAGAAAGGCGGCAAGTTTGCCGTTGCCACTGGTATTGATGCGCAACAGAAACCACCAGAGCAAGTGCTTGATAGCCCATTTATTGATGCAAGGTTTAGTTAATGCCACGTTTTACCACATTACAGCAGAGATTTACGCAGGGTGAGCTTGATCCAGCAATGTTGGCACGCTCTGATATTGACCAGTATTATGGCGCTCTTGCCACTGCGCGTGATATTTTAACGCTACCACAGGGGGGCTTTAAACGCCGTCCGGGCCTTGAACACATTGACAGGGTACTTGGTGGCTCATTAACCAAAATTGCAGGTGCAGCGCTCACAGAGACAGCGCCCAATGGTGGTACAGCTGCCAACGCTTCTGACCAAGACAGCGCAACTAGCCTGACCACAACAACAGATTTAAGCACCACGGATAATTACGTTGTGGCTCATTATGATTTAATTGCCACGCAAGATATTGGTGTGGTTTACCTTAACGGCTTTGCTCTGACCACCAACACCTCAAGTGAGTTTTTCTTGCAGGTCAGCATTAACGACTCTGACTGGGTTACAATGGGTGAGGCCATTGATGTTGCTGCCACAGCCAAAGACTTTACCCGGCGCGTGCACAGCTCATTGTACAGGTATGTGAGATTAATTCGCATAGGCACAACAGATTTGGGTACAGATAAGGCCACTCTTACAGGTTTAGACGTTGCAACCGAATCGGGCGTAAGTAACACACGGTGCATTGATTTTGAGTTTAATGTTGACCAGACTTATAAGATGGTGGTGAGTGATAAGAATATTGCCATATATCAAGGCACAACTTACCTGATAGACATTTACCATGAAGACCTGACCAGCGCCGTGCTACCTTTCATCGATTGGGAATCTGACGCAGATACGCTGCTTATTTTCAATGGTGATTTTATTACAAAGACCTTACGCCGTAATGGTGCAAATGATGTATGGGTCAAAGGTGAGGCAAACTACACCAACCCACCCACATATGACTTTGGGGCAGTGCCAGTATCAGGCACAATGCAAACCAACAATGTGACAGGTGAGGGGCGCACAATCACAATTACCTCTGGTGTGTTTACAGCCTCAATGATTGGCTGGACGGTACATTTCAGGGATGGCTCTGCCCGTATCACCGCTTTTACTGACACCAACAACGTCACAGCCGATGTATTGAGTGATTTTGACAGCACAAGCACCACGACTGACTGGTCTTTACGCGAGCCTATTTGGTCAGCTGCACGCGGTTACCCACGGCATGGGCGCTTTTATCAAGGGCGCTTATGGACTGATGGTGGTAAAGCACGGCCCTCTGTTGGTTATGGCTCTGTGGTCAATGACTTTTATAATTTTAATTTTGGTGACGCTCTTGACGACCAGGCGGTTGGCCCGCTGTCAGGTGGCTTTGATGATATTGAGGCAATCTACCCCGGACGCTCTCTTATGTTCTTTACCAGTGGCGGCGAGTTTATTATACCGCAAACCTTTGGTGACCCTATCACACCACTGACAGCTGTAATGATACGCCAAAGCTCAATCGGTAGTGAGCAAGGCTTTAGACCCCAAGAGATTGAGGGCGGCGTGATGTACATACAGCGCAAGGGCGCAAGCGTACAAGAATTTATTTATGATGATGCGCAGCAAGCCTTTAGCAATAACTTTGTTTCTCTGCTGTCTTCGCACTTAATTGCTGGCCCTGTTGATTTTGCATTGCGTAAAGCCACCAGCACAGAGGAGGGCGCATACCTATTGCTTGTGCGTGGTGATGGCACACTGACCCTTGCAAATATTCTGCGCAGCCAAGGTATTACCAGCTTTGTATCATCTACAACACAGGGCAACTTTAAAAGCTGTGGCGTTGACATTGAGGATATGTATTTTGTGGTTGAGCGTGAGATTGATGGCGACACCATAAACTTTGTTGAGCGCTTTAATAATGAGCACTTTATGGATGCCAGCACACGTGTATTGCCCGGCTCTGCCACTGATACCTTTACGGGCCTCACACACCTTGAGGGTAAAGAGTGCCGCGTTAAGGCGGACGACTCTGTGATGGGCAACCAAACACCAGCCAGCGGCTCTGTTACCATTGAGCGTGTTGCTGCAACCTCTTTTGAGATTGGCTTAAACTTTAACCCACTTGTGACAGACCTGCCTGCCGAAACTCAATTTGAAGGGTCAGCCACAATCATGGGCCGTAAAACAAATATTTCAGAGATAAGCCTACGCTTAAAAGACACAGCGGGTATTGTTATAAACGGTAAGCTTGTATCTTTTAGAGGCTTTGGCCCTTCTGGTGGTGGCAGCCCTCTTGATACAGCACCCACTTTATTCACAGGCGTTAAGCGTTTATTGGGTTGGTCAGGTTGGAATGAGGACGCACAAATAACACTTACGCAAAATGACCCATCACCTATGACGGTGCTGGCAATTAAAAAAAGGATAAATACGTAATGGCACTAGCAGTAATAAAAAAACCAAAAGCACAAAAGGTTGCGAAGGGTGATAAAGAAGAAAGACTTAAAACTCGCGCACAGATTGAAAAGTTTAAAGTTGATTTACAAGAGCTTGCTGGGTCAGAGCGTGGTGATGCTGACGCTATTAACACACAAGGGCTGCAAGAATTTATTACAGGCGGTGCTTATACCCGCGTATTAAGAATCCCCAAGGATACCGCAATGGTCAGTGAGTTGTGGCTAAAGGATAGATTATGGCTTATATTAGAGGGTAGCGTTATTGTTACAACAGAAGAGGGCACAACCGAATTAAAAGCCCCATATATTGGCGTTGCGCCATTTGGCACAAAAGCCTCTGTATATACGCAAGAGGATACACTATGGGCAGCCGTCACTGGTGTTGATGCAGAGAATAAAGAAGATGTGCACGGTGAGCTTATTGCAAAAGATTACAGTGAAATATCTTATGAATGGGATTTGATTGAGGAGGATAAATCATGACTTGGGTGGCAGTGGCAGTGGCGGCGGTAAGTGCGGTAAGCTCAATCGCAGCAGGGCAAGCAGAATCGGCAAATTTAAAATTACAATCACAGCAAGCGGAATTAAATTCCCGTGCTGAAACCCTTGAGGGTAAGCGTCAGGCGCTGGCTATTGAAAACCAGCTTGCTCAAGACCTTGCCAGCCAAAATGCTTTATTTGGTGCACGTAATGTATTGCAGGGTGAGGGGTCAGCGCAAGCAGCGGCTGATGCAGCAAAAGAAAATGCCAGCGATGATATAAGCAATGCTCTGTTTAATGCAGATATGGGCAGCCTTAACGCCACGCAACGTGCAGCGAATCTTAAAGCAGATGCTAGCAGCGCAAAAACACAAGGCTACCTTAAAGCAGCAGAGGCTGTGGCTGGTGGTTATTCATCTTATAAATCTGCACCGTCAACAACAAGCAGCTCAAGCAAAGTACCCAAGCCGGGCCGTAAACCTTCTCTTTTAAGTGGACTTTCATAATGGTAAGAAAAGTAACTGTCAGACCAAGTACAATAGGCCTTAATGCACGTGTGCAAGAAACGGGCGGGCCTAATGGCGGGGTCAACTCAATGAAGCAGGCAGCAAACTTTGCGCTTAATGAAAGTCAAAAATATAGCGCCAAAGTGCAAGAGACTGCTTACCTTAAAGGGCAGACCACCCTGACCAAAGACTTTACCCGCATTGAGCAAGAGCATAAGAACAGCCCCGGCAGACTGACAGAGGCGCTGGGTAATTATACCGAAAGCTTTCTTGATGAGATTAACGACCCAGAAATGCGGGCACGTTATGAGTTACAGATTACAAAATCTAGTGCGTCAGCAGTTGCACGCGCAACAGCAGGCCAAAAATCTATTGTGGATGAAAACAGCAGATTTACTAACCTGCAAGCCTACCAAGGAATCAAGAATAAATTACCCGGCATTGCCCAAGGGTTATTAAGTGACGATGATGCTGTGGCTTTTGCAGCTGGTGAAGAGTTGCAAGAAACAATGGCCCGTACAGCTGGCGTAATGAGCGCCACCGATGCAGACGGCAACCCATTATTTAATGCCTCATTTAGGTCAAACCAATTAAACGCTGTTAAAGACACAGCACTTTCCACAGCTGTTATTGATAGAGTTACTCGATCAGAAAACCCGCGTGAGGCTTTGCGCCAATTTGAAAGTGGGCAGACACTAATGCGCTTGCCTAACCCTGGCGAGTCCACGGTAAAAATCAGTAACCGCCTATCTAATGATTTGCAGAAAGCGCTTGATATTACACCCGCTGCTGCTGCTGGTATTATTGGCAGCCTTGCCCATGAAACCGGTGGCTTTATGGAGATGCAAGAGCTTAACCCTGTTGTGCCCGGTAGCCGTGGTGGCACAGGTTATGCTCAATGGACTGGCCCAAGACGCATACAGTTTGAAGAGTTTGCAGAAGACAATGGCCTTGACCCGTCAAGCTATGCTGCAAATGCTGGTTTTCTAATACACGAATTAAAGAACACGCCAGAGGGTAAAGTTTTAAATGACCTAAAAGGTATTGAAGACCCACAAGAGGCTACTGCCATTTTCTCTGATAAATTCTTACGCCCGGGCATACCGCACACAGAAAGCCGCCTTGCTTGGACGCAATCTCTTATTGAAAACGCTGACAATGAAGGTGTTGACCTTATTAATTTACGCCACTCTATAAGCACACAGAGCGCAAAGCTAGTGAGTGCGACAGTTAATTCTCACATTGCTGCGCAAGAGGCACAGGCAACACAGCAGCGCAACGTGGTCAATAGTCAGTTTGAGCTTGCTATTGATACAGCCATGGATGATGTAGCGCCTGACCCTAACTTAATTGGGCCGTCAGCACCTACAATGTCAAAATCTCAAAAGCTTGCAAATGTGCTTGATGGTATTGATAACAATCCGCTATTTAGTGAAACACCAGAGGGCGTGATTAAAGGTAATGCGTTGCGCAAAAAGGTATTTGCTAAACTCAAAGCCGACCAAGAAAAGAATATAAGTATTAACGCTGGTAGCGCGTTTGCGGGTGGCTCAAGCTTTTTAAATAGGCAAGACCCACAGGCAAAGAAAGCTTATAATGATTATTATGAAAGCATTGAGCCGGGCCTTGCGGGGCTGGATTCTAATGAGCGTAATGTTGAGATAACTGGCATTGTGAATAACGCAAAGTCTGTGCCTGACCGCTTGACTGGTGACATACAACGTATTGCACGCAGCAGAGACATTGAGCAGATTACTATGGCTGTTGATTTGATAGACAGAATCGGTGACGTAAACCCACACCTCATAGAAGATATTGCACCGCCCAAAGATTTGGCACGGTTGCGCATGATAAATGACCGCGTAA